AATGTCTATATGTGGACCCATTCACAGCCATCTGGAAATCCATTTACTGCTATATTAAATTGTTTATATAACATGATAATTATGCGTGTGAGTTGGATTAAAATTATGAATGAGTGTGCTCCACAACATAGTTCAATGACGGAATTTAACAAATATGTGGCTATGATTGCTTATGGTGATGATAACGTTTTGAATATCGCAGATGCTGTGATCGAATTGTTTAACCAGGAAACCATAACACTCATGATGTCACGTATTGGTCATGAATATACGGATGAAACTAAATCTGGCCAAGCTGTCAAATATCGTTCTTTGGATGATGTACAATTTTTGAAGCGTGGTTTTCGTTTTGAGCCTGAGCTCATGCGTCATATCGCACCTCTGAAAAAGGACGTCATTTACGAAATGTTAAACTGGACACGATCTAATACCGTCGATCCCGATACCATCTTGATGGATAATATTGATATTGCATTCCGAGAAATTATTTTGCATGGTGAACAAGCATATAATGACTTGCGGAATTCAATTTTACAACACGTCGATGTTTTACCAAATCGACCTCTAATATTAACCTTCCGTGAATACATGCATGATTTCAAGATTTTGAAACATGGTTTGTATGATCATGGAGAACAAATATAAATTGGTAAAAGAAAACAACGTTATAGATGTGATCTTCATTTGTTATGAAATTGAAGTGAGAGAAAAACATATGAGTGCTATCTATAATATGTGGGTGGATTATTTAATCTTACTACCAGGATGCCCATTGGCAGTCCCAAATAAATCCAGGTTCACTTCACTTCATAGCTGATTGAGTGGTCACTATGATTAATAAACACTTGCTACAACATCAAATAATTTAAACGAACAAAATCAATTAACTACGATGCAGGAGGAAGTGACGCGCTTTGTCGATGAGGGAGTTATTCCATCGTCTGATGCCGTTCCAACTATTGTTGATATTTCAACAGATTTCAAGGACATGTCTCTTCGCGAGTCTCGCGATCATGACATTAAAGCGTTTTTGAAACGACCGATATTGATACATAGTGATGAATGGACATCAGCTACTACCTCAGGAACTCAGATATATACGGCAAATTTTCCGGAAACATTGATTGCAAACAGCATGTATCAGGAAAAATTGAAGGGTTTTGTTGGCCTTCGTGCTACCTTAGTGGTGCGAGTTCAGGTCAATACACAACCTTTTCAACAGGGTCGTTTAATGTTGCAATATATACCATATGCACAGTATCTGGGTGACGCCCGTGTCAACATGATAAACAACTCGTTACAGGGACGCTCTGGTTGTCCTCGTACTGATTTGGATGTCAGTGTTGGTACTGAAATCACAATGCGTATTCCTTATGTATCTCCACATTTGTATTATAATTTAATTACCGGACAGGGTTCTTTTGGTTCAATATATTTAATAGTCTATAGTCAGCTCCGTGATGAAGTTACGGGAACTGGTAATGTAGAATATTCGGTGTGGGCTCACTTGGAGGATGTTGAGGTTGAAT